GCCCCCAAGTCAGTAGAATGTGTCGAGCCTGTTCCCGCCCCCGAAACTTGCTGGTCGTCCCAAAGCAGCGGTTGCGAGTCGTAGAGCTGCTTGGAATCGAAGATGGTTTCGGGATTTGAAACGCGCAGCCTTCCGAACGCGTCGAGGTTGGCGCTGTCTTTCAGCGACACCCCGGAATCCAAAGAGCTTATGCCAGTAAGGATTGAAGCCAAGCTAGATTCGATTGTGTTGTTGTTGGCGACCGGGCTAAGTTCAGACATATCAGGCTTCGTAGATGAACGCTACACCTTCACCATTAACAGCCGCATCAATCCACAAGTCCTGGAAGAGCTTTATCTGCAGAGACACCGATTCGCCTGGATATAGCGGAAAATGGCTCGTGCCGGAATTGAGGGCGTTGGCCGAAGAGTTCCCGAGGGTAATTTTGCCAGTGTTCGTCAGAAACGCCCTTAGCGTGACTTTCAGCCCCGCCGTCCCCAACTCCCCGCCAGAGAACACCCGCACGGGAGTCCCAGAAACGGAAACTGTCTTCTGTCCCGTCTTGAAGGATGCCGTGTTAGTGAACCTGGACATGGGAGTTGGGCGGGCTTTTGCCAGACCCGTTGACTGGAGAGAGGGAGAATCACCTCCTAAACTGTTAGTGGCTTAGATGGTCGATACCCAAGTTGTACCCGAACTGCACCTAAACAAGTTGCCGGAACCGTCGCCGTTAAGGCAGAGGTCGCCCTGCGAACCCGTGAGATTGCCGTTCGGAGTCGTTCCCGCGCCGACCCAGATTGTCACCGTAGTGCCAGCCGAGTTGGTCATCGAGAATATCTTGGAGTAGTTCGTCGAGGTCGGAGCGTCCTGCTTCATGTTGAGCAGGGTAACGCCGGTGGCTGAGCTGTGGTCGTTGGTCACTTGGACCAAGGTGCGAGTGGTGACATCGGAGCTGTTCGAGACTAAGTTGAAGATTTTGCCGGTGGTCAGTCCGTCGGCGTCGCCGATGTCGAGCACGGTGCCCGTGGTGAGAACCGCAGCCGAAATGTCTACGACACCTGCCGTCTGCGTGGTGCCCTCATGGTCGATGAAGAGCGCCTTGCCGGTCGCGCCGTTGTGGTCGATGAACAGCGAGTTCCCCGTAGAATCCTGCTGCAAGCCCAAGAGCAAAGCGCCAGTGGCGAGAGCGTTGTCGTTCGTGACCTGTTCGAGGACGAAAGCGCCCGTATCCGCGCTGTTCGACACGAGGTTGATTCCCTTGCCCGAGGTGAGGGCGTCAAGGTCTCCGATGTCGAGGGCCGTGCCAGTCGTCATCGAGGCCGCAGTGATGTCGGCCACGACACCGGTAAGAGCGGCGGAAGCCGTCAAGCGGAACATTACGGTCCCGTCAGTAGCGGCAGTCGAGAACTCATTGAGGATACCGCCTCCTGCGTCAGTGGTCGCTCCCGAATGGGCGACGTGCAAGAGCCTACCAGCGCCAGTTATGGCCGTAGCGGAGCTTGCGACGTGGATGCCTTTGCCTGATGTAAGGGCGTTGGCGTCGGAGAGGTCGAGAATCTTGCCCGTAGTCGTCGCGGTGCTTACGAGGTCGACGACAACCGCCGACACTGAAGCGTGAGTGACTTTGATTGCCGAACCTGAACCGTCGACGTCCATGACTATTTCAAGGCCGGTAACGGTATCAGTCAGAGTCGCGCCAGTCTGAGTGGCGACGTTCTCAAGCTTCAAGACCGAACCCTGCGCCGTGAGGGTTCCAGCAGTGTCGTGGATTGACGTGCGCTTGAACGAAGCCACGTCGAAATCCTGCGTGCTGGTGCCGCTTTCGGTGACCGATGAGGTCAGGTCAAGCAACGCCCCCGTAATGGCTCCGACAGTCGTGCCCGAAGCAGAGTGGACTAAACGAGCCAAAGAACCGGAAGTCAAGGCTTCGTTAGAGGCCGACTCAATCCGCAGGGCGACGCCGGTCGTGAGGCCGTCAGCCGAGATGGCGATGATGCCTTCACCGGCACTCGCGCCAGAGGTAGTGGCTGAATCAGCCGTAACAGTGACGACTCCCGCGCCCGTATAAGCGCCGGTAGTCGAGATTTCAAGCGCTCGGCCCACTGTAGCCGCGCCCATCGCAAGGACTGCAAGCCGTCCGGTAGCGGTAGCTGTCGCGCCGCCTCCCGTCACCGTAACGAGAACGCCGTCAGTCTGCGCTGTAGCCGCGATATTGAGAACTTTGCCGGTCGTAAGCGCGGCCGCAGGGACGTAGAGGACTGTGCCGGTCGTCAAGCCAGAAGCGGTCAACGTGGCGAAAGCCGAGGTGGTGTTCCCAGTGAATACCCCAGAACCCGCGAAGACCAGAACAGAAGCGGAGGTCGCGGTGTCGTTAGTGACCGAGAACGAAGCGGCGTCGTCAGCATCGGTGATTGCGACCGAGCCGTCTGACATCACCATGTCGCCAGCCGAGACGGTGAACATCGTCGAACCGCCCGCGCCGACGATGGTCGTGTTGCCTTCGTCAGCGACCGTAAAGACGTCAGAACCGTCGTTGATTTTGATGTAGTTGCCGCTGAAGCCAGAATCCGTAGTGACTAGGTTGAGCATCGCTCCGGTCGTGACGCCGTTCGCGGTGACCAGAATTGCGTTGCCTCCAGTCACCGAGTTGCAGGTCATCGTGAGGCCCGCATCGGTGTCGTCGTTGGTGAGCGTGATTTTGCCGTTCGATACCACGACGTCGCCAGCCGTGACCGTGAGGACGTTGGTGTCGGCAGTTCCCGTAATCGTGAGGGAGGCCGTAGCCGTAACTGCGCCCGTAAGAGTGCAGGCCTCATCGACTGTAACAGTCCCGGCGAAAGTGGTCGCCGTAGCGGTCTTGCCGATGGTCAATGCGCCGTCTGTGGCGTTGAGGGTGCCCGTAGAACCGAGCTCTAGAACGCCCACGCCGCTGGAAGCGACGATGGACCACGCAGAACCGTTAGCGATGTCCTTGCCCGTGCCGGAGTTCGTGACGGCTATCACAGAACCCGCGCCGCTGGCAGTCTTGTTAAGCGTCAAGAGGGCGACGTTGCTGCCCTGCGTAATCGTGAACGTGTCAGTCGTCAGGGCCAGCGTCTTGTCAGTGGAAAAAATCGAATCCCAAGTCTGGCCGCCGGAACCAGCAGCTCCCACGATGACGTTGGAGCCGTTGTAGCCGAACGTCAGGTTACCCGAAGAGTCGACCCACAGCATAGCGTTCGTAGTGCTCGAAGTGGTCGGGGCGGTGTCGACTTTGTCGAAAGCGATTACCGCATCCCGAATCTTGTCGCGTTTCTTGACGTGCAGACCCGGAAACGGAGTCACTTTCTTAGTAAAAATCGTTGACATAGTTTGCGCCTGCGCTCTCCGCGGTTATTGCGGCAATGCAGGTTTAGAGTTTTCCTTATGAATATTCACGAGTTCCTGAAGCTCAGGCCGGGTCGTCTCTTCGGTAAAGGTGATTCCGAGGGCCGTTGCCTCGGCCTGAACTTCTTTCTTGGTCTTGAACTTCTCGGGCTTCACCGGAACAGCTTTGGCTTTTTCATAAGCCTCTGAAGTCACGCAGCCCCCGCGCACGTATTCGGGAGGAATCTTAAGCTCATGAAGGGCTTTCTGCTCCTCTTCGGTCCACGGTATGCCGTATGCCTTAGCGCGGCCTTGAGCCACGAGCGCATTCCAATTAATGCCCATAAGTTCTAGTTAACGCCGGTAGACCCCCACAGATAGAGAGGGAAGGCCCGTCCCAAAGCGTAGTAGTAGTCCAAGCTGTATTCCCAATCCTTGTTGGCATAGACCTGCTCGGGGGCGTCCAGAGACGGACGTTCGGCGAACAGCGCCTTAAGGGACTTCTTCACTTTCTTCGAAGAGGCCAGGAACCAATAGGCTGAAGTGTCGGTGCCGTCAGAGCGGGTCGCGAGGCGAGACCATGTGATTGGCTTCACCCGACCCTTCAGCGGGTTGACGTCGTTTTCGGCGGAACCTGAAATCTTGTCAGACATCAGGATGCGCATCGCCTCATCCTCGTTGTTCGGGGAGACAATCAGCAAATCCAAGTCGACAGGACGGTTTATGCCGTTGGCGTCCTTATGGTTCAACGCGTCGATGCGGGCTTGGACCAGCGATTCGCGCGAGAGAATCGGGTTGGCCGTGCCTGCGGCATTGCGAATCAGGTTGCGGAACGTCGTGCTGTTGAGGTTGTTCGAGTGCGAAGCCGAGAACAGCGCTACGCCGTCTGGGGCGGTCGCGCTCACGGAAGCACTATAGACGTCCGTATAATTGCTGGCCGAGAAGCCGTTGAGCAACACGTCAGCCAGAGACTGGTCGACTTTCTGCCAAGCGTCTTCAGTGAGAGAACTCACCATTTCCTCAATCTTGTCGTAAAGGTCGAACTTGCGCATGTCCTTCGTCACTGGAGCGAAAGCCCCATAGCGGGACTGCGTCCATGTGGCGGAATCGCCCTGGACGGTCGTCAGGCGAGGAAGGTCAGCGCCTTCAGCCACCCGTTCGACGCCAGCCAAGCCGTGCATGGTCAGGTAGTCGTAGGTGCGGCGGTCGGTGTCCGAGACGTCGAAGAGCCTCGGGCCGACCATTTCGGCAATCGCGTCAGCGGAAGCCTCTTGGAAGATTTCCTGGAGGTCGTCCGTCAGTGCCGCGAAATCAGTTACTTTAATGCTCATATTTCAGCGGTTAGGCGATAGCGGGCTTATTGAACCGACCGATGGCGTGCGTCGAATCCTTGATGGCGTCGATGTGGAACACTTTGTCTGTAGTCGCGCCGAGATTGACGGTATTCAGGTCGGTCAGGTCGTAAGAGTTTCCGACATGCGTGGCCTGGACCAGCGTAGTCGAGCAGAGGGCTTCGAACTCGACGGTCTCGTCGATGGGGAGGACGTCGCATTCGGTAGCGCCGTCGGTGGCGGCGGCGGTGACGGCTTCTAAGGCCACGAACTCCACTTCGTCGTCTCCAGCGGCAGCGTCAATCAAGTAGCCGGAGCTGAACTTGAGGAGCTGGCCTTTAGTGACTGTCGTGGAGGCCGCGAGCGGAAGCCGCTGCACCTTTCCGCAGTCGTGTTTTCGGGGAACGAATGCCATAGTTATTCTGGTTTCTTATACCAGGACTCGATTTGGGGCTGCTTCTTGATGAATGTCCTTTCCTTGCGCTTCTCCTCCGTGCGTTCGCCGCCAGAACTGGCAGACGCTTGCGCTATTGGGGAAGTTTCAGGTTTCTTTTCCGCTCCTTTAGGCTGGTCCTCCTTCCACATTTTCACGGCGAGCCTCAAGGCCCGGTGGACAGTTTCAGGAGAACTTCGGTCTATTGAACGCGGCAAATATGACACGATTTTGCTGAAGTTGGCGTCGTCCACTAGGTCTGAAAGATAAAAAGGCGATTTGGGGTCGACTGACTCCCGCAGCGCTTTCTTCTCGTTGTCCTTATGGATGACGGCACGGACGGCGTCTTCAGTCGGATTGGCCTTTGTCGGCTTTTCCGCCTGTTTCTGCCGCTTCGCCACCAGCCCGTCGAAGTCCTTGGCTTTCTTTCTAAGGGTCTCAATCTCTTTCTGCTGGCTCTCTGTGAGCTTCGGAACGAGACTGTCGAGGGACTCGTCTTCGGATTCAGACTCCCCCTCTAAGGTTTCGGACTGGCCGATGTCCTCGGTTTCCTCTTCCGTTTGGGCCTCTAGCGTCCGTTCTTCCATATTTTAGGCAGGATTGTTTTGGGCCGTTCTCCTGCGTTGCGGCCTATGGGTTAAGTTCCTTTGGGGAACCTGCGCCGGTTCCGATTCCAGCGTAGGCTCCCCAATCGCGTCAACTGTTCTTGTGAAGCACTTTCCTTCGGCGCGGCATGGGTTTGCCCATCATGGTTTCAATGACGTCTTTCCTCATCATCGGCTCCATTTCGGAGTCTTTCATCATCTTGCCGCCAGGCATCATGTGCATTCCCCTTTTGGATTTCTTGTAGGCCATATCATCTCTTTAGGATTTTTCTCTTCTTCTTATGCTCGGGCAAGCTCGACGCCTCCATGGTCTCGGCTGCCCAGCGTTTGGCGACCTTTGGCTCTTTAAGGAACAAGTATCTCATTTGGGCTTTACTTTTGAACGGCATCTTTTTTTCGGTTAGTCCTGTTGTTGCGGTCGAATTCCTGCTTAGTCTCTCCCAACAGGTGGAGAAGTTCCAGCCTTCGCCCGATGTTTACGTAATATTCCGAGTCTTTCTCGACGCCGCCAGCCAGACTTTGGAGTATCCCGTAGTATCTGGTGGCATAATAAGCTTTGAAACCTTCCAACCCATGGGAGTGGAGCAGCCATTCGCCGCGCGACTTCGCCTCTTGGGGCGTGAGCATGAAGGACAACGAAGGCGAGAGCCTCAATAAAATCTTCCAGAGGAACTTCATACGCCGGAAAGAGCAGGCAAGGGCTTAGTCGCCGCCGTCAGGTCTTGCATTCCTTCGGGCATCTGTCCCGGCATCTGCGGTTGCTGAACAGCCGTTTCGACATCGTAGTTTTCCGGAGAATCCCCGTATTGCCGCATCAGCTTCGCGAAGAACTTGGACTTGTTGGCCATGAAAATGTCCGGGAAAAGGGTTGAGACTGCCTGAAGCTTCTCGGTTTCGAGGGCGAGGTCCAGGGACTTGCCTTTCTGGTAGACCGTCTCGGTCATAATCTCTATTTCGTATTCCCAGTTGTCCAAGTAATCGTAGGGTATCACGACTATCTCGGTAGGTTCGCCCTTCATGCGCAAGACTTCCTCTTCGACGTCTAACTCGTTGAAGCTGGAGCCTTCGCGAGTCTTGCCGATTGTCTTTTGGGCCGCTTCGACTCCAGCTTGGTCGGACATCCGAATCTGGAGGTTTCCCTGCGAGCCGTTCGAAAGTTCGGTTTTGGGAATCACGTATCTCTTTCCCATCCGGCCGTAAAACATCACTATCGAATTGACGCGCAACCTTGTCTTCTGCAGCCATAGGTCCGACAGCAGCATGTAGAAGACTCCCTTGATTTCAGCCGCTCTTTCGTTGCTTATCACGATTTCGCGGGCCGTGACGCCTTTGCCGGACTGGCCTTCTTGCAGCGCGTCGACTGAAGCTAAAGACAGCCTCTGCGAGACGTCGTTCAGCATGTTGATTTCGGCCTGCGTGACCCCCGCTACTGGCATGGGCTTCACGCCGTTGACGTCGTTGACGTAAATCCTGGTGTCGCCGGTCACTATCTCGTCTTCAAGCTCCAGATTGTCTTTGTTCTCCATAGAGACCAGCATGGGCTGGTCGACGCTCCTGTAGGACTTGTCGAGCATCGCGTTCACTAGCCGATTCTCGGAATCCTGATGAGGCATCATTATGTTCGGCAACGAATTGCCGAAGAAGAACCTACGGTTGGCGAACGGCTCAAACACGGTCTTGGCGAACGGATAGAACTTGCGCTTGCGGCCCCATAATAAGGGGAAATCGCAGATGAGGACGCCGCTGGCCACGACCCTATACATATCCTTGCGCTTGGAGTAGTAGCGCAGCACCTCAATCTTGTCTTCGTTAGCCCTGTCGGTCCATTTGGGGCCGAAGAAAGTATCGCGCTCGCCTTCTGACATCGAACCCTTAACCTTCACGAACTTGGCGTTCTTGTATTTGCCGAACTCATGAAGAAAATCGTCTAACGTGACGTATGCCGCCCAAATGAGTTCCGGTTGGTCTTGGACGTTAGGGACGAAAGCGTCGCCGACCAGAAAGTTGTTCAGCGGGACCGAGACTTCAATCGGCCGGTCTTCTGTGACCAGCTCTTCTTCTTTGGTCTCCATCTCGCCGGTCGTGGGGTTCCAGTTTATGATTGTCTTCACTTTCTCCTTGACTAGCAGGTAACTGTCGTATTTCACCACGGTGCCGTCGACCGCGCAGTCCCAGCCGTCGTTGAAGATGTCCAGTTCGGGGTTTTGCTGGTTCAGATAAGAATGCCTCACGAGGCTCTTCATCGTTTCAGCCCTCTCGACGCTAGTCTGGTTCTCGTCGTTGGTGGCCGCGATACGCAGCTGCGGGGGGGTCTTGGTGACTGAACCCGTGTAGGCTCTGGTCTTGTTCCTCGTGGTTCCCGTAGAGACGTTGCTCTGCCAGTCTTCCTTGTCTTGCTGTTCCTTAGTCTCCACGAAAGAGTTTACCCGTTTCTGGGAATCGTCGAGGAACTGCCGCAAAGTCCGGAAGTTGAATTCCGGATAAGCTTTCTTCATCACCTCGTCGTCCATGAAACGATAGCGGTCATAAACGAACGAGACTTTCTCGCGGTCTCCTGCCGATGGGTTGTAAATCTCTTCCTTTTCCATACTATGCCATGCGTAAAGTTGACTCGCGGCGTTTCGCCTTCTTAGCCCGCATCGCCCTGTAAAACTCGATTTCGTTCTTCTTCTCCAGCGTAAGGACGAACTCTTTGGGAATAGCGTACCTTATCGCGTCCATGCAGTGGTTAAAAGCGTCAATAGGTTCGTTTATCGTCTTGCCGTCTCTGTCCGTCATCCACATGTAGTTCCTGTATTCCCTTATGAGGCTGACGCTTCGTTTGGTGACGGAGATTCTTTTGTCTTGGACAAGCTGTATACCTTGAAGTATCGAACCCGGCCCCTTTTGCGCCGGTATGACATTCAGCCCATAAGACTTCAGTTCGTCGATGCTCTTGGGTTCGGCAGAATCCGCTACCGTCAATACCGGCTCGTAGTTCTTCAGGATATCTGCTATCTCACGATTGCTTAGCCCCTTCTGATAGCACTTCTCGTCTAATATCCATTCGCTGTTTAGCTTATAAAGGTCGACTATCGCTGTGGGGTCATTGCTGTAGCCGAAGTCCAACCCCCGCCGTATCAGTTTCGCTTCGTGCGGAATCTCGTCGATTATCTTCCAGTCTCTGAATATTTTTCCCTCATATTCGCCGAGAAGGCCGAGCCCGTAGACCCTGAACCATTGCGTGTTTTCTTTCCTTTTCTCAATCGAGTCGACGATGTCTTGAGATAACGCCTCATTGTCTTTATAAGTAAGTATTATATGCTCGACGTCGTCTCTCTTGTTCAAGATGTCCGTGTAGAACCAGAACTCGCAAGTCGGATTAAAATCTATGAATATGAGTTCTTTCGTCCTGACTTCCAACTGATTGAAAGCTTCAAATTCGACATTATTAGCCTCATTTATGAACAACCTGTCGCGCCTGGCGCCACGTAGCTTATCGCTGCTGTCAGAAGAAAAGAACTCAATCACGCTTCCAGTCTCGAATTCGTATCTGCTGTCCGATATCGACCACCGATTCTCGTTCCAATATCCCTGTTCCTTCAGAATTGTCTTGAAATCTTTGATTGCGCCCCTTCTCAAATGCGGAACTGACTCGCTGACTATGCTGGTAACTGTAGGATTTTCGTCTGTTTGGGCTAAATGGATGAGACAGATGATTATGCTGAACGTTTTGGAAGCGGAAGTTCCGCCTTGCACAACTCTAATACGCCGGGACATCTGTAAGATTTTTTTCGTCGCAGACGTCATTACGATTGGCATTGAGGTATTCTTTCGCTTTTTCAAGCAATCGCAGATTGTCTTTGAAAAGCCCTAATCCCATGTTGCATTTAACGCAGAGCAAACCTCTTATTCTGCCTGTCATATGGTCGTGGTCAATGTGGAACTGAGTGAGAATGGTCTTTGGAGGTTTACCACATATAGCACATAATCCGTCTTGCTTATTGAACATTTCATTCCTTTGCTGAATCGTAATGCCATACCTATTCATCAAATCTTTACTTATTTTGTCCCAACGGCTGGTTTTCTTCTGTGAATCGCTCATCTTCTTCAACGTTTCTGCCGAATACTTCCTTCCGACACAATTTTTGTTCCCCATCTGTGCCGTCGCTATCGCTTTCTTGTGCGATTCGCTTAACGGACGATATCTCTTTAGACGTTTCGACAAAGCCAATATCTTTCCTGTCGCCGTTGTAGACTGATATGGCATTGGCGAGTATCGGAGTCGGCAGTTCTTTGCCGTCGGTCGTAAAGTCCTGCTTCACCTTCCACTTCGGGTCGCGCCTTTCGAGCACCGTCAGCGGCGATATCTCGCCGGCCATGACCTCATCGGCCAGATTTATCCGCGCCGCGCCAAGTATCGCCTCTTCCTTCGCTTTCAGGTCATTGAGCCAATGAGGGTCACTATCCACCTGTTCAGCCAGTATTTTCTCGTATTCGCGGTAAGTGATGCCCGCCCAAGCTGCCGCCTCGGACTCGGTGCAACCGCACGAGATAGCTTTTTCCAGCTTCTTGACGACATCCGAAGATTCCATATGAATATAGTATAGCACTTTTTGGACGCTAAAAGATGTGGACAACTCCACATCCGTTTTCCGTGCTATGATTAAGTCAAGACAGCCCATCGGATTGACTAAGCTTTTAACGCAGCAATCACGATCAGCCGTCTCACGTTGTTCATGCCGTCTGGCCCGTTCCCAAAAGGACGGGCTGGACGGTTTTTTTAAACTTGCACCGGCAATAACGACAAGAATGCGGCCTTCTTTTCGTCCTACTTTTCAAAACGCCCAACCTTTTGGCCGTCGGAATGATGGTGGACATCTCTGAATAGCATCCCCACTCTTCCTTGTTGGCCAACCTGGTTATGGCCTTCCACGTCATGCCTCTGTCCCTGCATTCGATAAAATCCTACAAACTATTTTTGTATCCTTCGTTTAACAAAGAAATTGAAAGCTGTCAATTATTTTCTTATGTAAAACTACTGAAAAAAAAGGGCTGTTATCACATGTTATCACATGTTATCACAATTTTACCTACTCTACTAAATCTCTAACTATTTTACGTTAGGTTAGCTATTTAATGCACTTTGGTTTTGGGTGTTATCACAATCTGGGGATTCTGCTGTTACATTTTTTCCCATTTGCATTATTTCGCTATGTTAACATCTTTTTTTTCTCTTTTTTCTAAAATAGAAAGATTGTGATAACTTAAGATAACATCTGTTACTTTCGCTCAACCCAGCCCTTGACAAAAATACTGCTACATGCTACAATATTTTGCACCAAGACCTTAAAACTAACGCCTTCCTCATGTCCCTTACTTGCCACCGCCATCCCGAACAACCCGTCGAAGACGACGACATTAAGTGCGCCGTCTGCCTCTCCGAGGAAGCCGATTTCGCCCGTGAAGCCTGGCGCGACACGGAAGTCGAATCGCTCAATAACCGCTAATGCCCTCACGGGCAGCAAACGATATGACACTTACGCCAAACATGCCGGAAAACGCCTTAATCCTGACCTTCTAATCCCAATCCCTAGCCATCTGACTATATGAAAATCGTCTACCTCGAAGCGGTCCTCATGGACAACGGCGAATTAATCCATTTCGGAAAATCGTTGGGTTACGTCGGAAAACGGCAGCTTGAACTGCTGGAATCCGACGCGACCAAACTTACTAAAGGCGGCGAACCTGTCGTTGCCGCCGGGAAAGACAACTGCGCCTGACTGAGTTGAAAACCATTACCATATATGACCATCATCACTTCTCAATCTCAAGCCGACTCGCTCATCAAGGACGGAATCCTCTCCATCGACGGAGACTTGACCATCAGCGTAGACATCAAGATTGCCGCTTCCCTTAAGGTAAACGGCGACATCGACGCCCGCGACATCACCGCCCGCAACATCGCGGCCACCAACATCACCGCCCGCAACATCGACGCCCGCAACATCACCGCCCGCGACATCAGATTTTGGGCCATTGCTCTGGCTTATGTCTCCTTCAAGTGCAGGTCATGGAAGGCCAGACGCGACAACGGCAAGGCTATCTGCCTAGACTCTGAAATTCAGACAATCAAATAATCACTCCTAATCTAACCGCCCTCACGGGCAGCAAACGATATGACACTTACGCCAAAAGAGATTATCGAATATTTACGGGATATCGAAAGCGATATTTCAAAAGCGACCAATGACGGCAAATCATCGGAAAAAGCCTATAAACGAATTATCGACAGGGCATTAATCGCATCTAACATGCTCGAATCACTTACAGAACAGGAATAATTATACTAACTAAATATGTTCGAAACAGCTCTCTTAATCATGTTTTCCTGGGCAATTACAATCTGGGTTTTCAATGACTAATGATATGGATTACTGCCCAAATCACCCAGATGTATTATTGGACGACGGAGATGTTGACGCCTGCCCAATCTGCGGAGCGGAAGCGGCGGAAGACATCATGGACGATTATAGGAACCGAGAAGTCGAATCAATAAATAATCGCGCTTAGCTTCGCCTAATCAGCCCTCACGGGCAGCAAACGATATAAATAAATCGACTGTAAAAAATAATCACATGATTCGCGCCATATCCCACGGCGAAGTCGATTTCCGCAAGACGGACGAACTCGAAGAGAAGGGCGTCATCGTCCTCACCTTGACGATTCGCAGGGAAGAGGAAGACCGGTTCGTCGAAGAACTTAATTCGGTGATAGACAAATATTCCATATGACCGAGCTTGTCAGTTACGAATCGCCTTCCCTGCCGGCCGCGGTAGCCGATTCCGCCGAAGAGGCGGCGGTCGCGGAAATCCTTACCGGCGCGACGCGCTTCTTGCGCGACCTGGAAGACAAGAGGAAGCAGCTCACGGTTCCGCTCGTAAGGCGCCAAAAGGAAATCAACGCGGCGGCGAAGGCGTTGTCGGAGGAGGCCGAAGCGGCAATTACGGCCTGCAACACGCTCCTTTCGGCCTATCGTCTCTCTCCGGCCTTCCTCACGGCCGAAAACGCCCGCAGGGCTGCCGAAAACGCCTTTCGCGGTGCAATCCTCGCTGGGGACATTCCAAGCCTCCTGGAGGCGAATACGGCCTTGGAGACGGCAAGGGAAATCGCCCCCAAGACGGTGATGGCCGACGGCGCCGCCGTCCATTTCCGCGAGACGGTCGTCATCGACTTCATCGACATGGCGAAACTCCCGGAAAGGTATAAGATAATCACTGTCGACGAGACGCTCATCAGGAAAGACCTGAAGGGCGCGAACGTCGAAGGCGTGGCCTGGCACGTGGAGCGAAAGGCCGTAATGCGCGAATCCTGATATGCGCCGTCCCCCTTTCCGCCGTTGTGCGCCCTGCGGCAAGCGTTCCTACGCCCTGCGCAACGAGGCCGAGTCCACGGCCGAGCACGAGATGGCCCTAGGCTCTCCCGTGCTCACTCCTTACGAGTGCCCCGAAGGCGCGGGCTGGCACCTCACTAAGACCGTTTACCCCAAAATCTCGTGAACGTCTTACCCAATACCCCAATCCCGCTCATCCTCCTGGCCGAGATGTTCGGCTGTCCGATCGGCTCACTCCGCAGCCTCATCCGCGAGCGCAAGGTCAGGAGACGGGACGGGAGTTTCCTCACCTATCCGAAAAGAATCAACACCTACAAGATCAACGGGCTGGTCATGGTCGCGCCCGAAGAAGTGAAGAGGCTCATCGAAGAGAACGTGCTGATATTGAAATAATCTTCAATTGAATACGGGAAAGCCCGCCGCGACCGGCGGGTTTTTCGTAGTTTGACTTGTCCACAGCCGACATCTTGCGTTCTGTGCTATGCTCCAAAAGCTACTTTATGAGTTTTCCCCAAATCGGAAAATCCAAAGACCCCGCAACGGTCCGTCGTTCCTTCGGGAATCATGGAGTAGCAACCGCCTGCGGGGTCTTTTGATTCGCTGATATGCCGAACGCCACAAAAAGCAATCAGGAATTGGCGCGAACCTTCTGCGAAAGCAAGAAGGGTATCCTAATTTGGGAACGGCAGACGCAGATGTTCTGGCGCTACGACGGGCGCATCTGGTCGCCTTTCGAGATGATCGACATGACGACCGACCTCAACGACTTCATTGATTCGGTGGACGAAGCCAACCGCCTCACCACGGGCAAGCTGGAAGACATCGCGCGGCAGTGCCGTTTCTACTCGAAGAACATCAGGCAACTTGACGACCGCTGGCTCTCTTTTAACGACACGCTTCTCGACACCGACACCTTCGAGCTGGCGGCGCACGCGCCGGAACGCATCGCCACCGTCCACGTCGATTACAATTATGCCGAACTGATGAAGGCAGAATGCCCGCTGTTCGACAGGTATCTGGAAATGGTCTGCACCGATTCCGCCGGCCTGCCCAATCCCGGAATGAGAACGCAGCTCATGGAGATGCTGGGTTACGCGCTCTCTCCCGAAAACGCGGAAAAGTGCTTCATCCTCTACGGCACCGGCGCGAACGGCAAGAGCGTCTTTTTGGAACTGCTGCGGATGCTCGTCACCGACGAGCGCTGCCACGCCGCCACTATTTCGGAACTCACCACGCAGGGCTTCCAGCTGTCCGGCCTCATCGGCAAGCGCGTCAACGCCGTGGATGAGGACGAGAGCATGGACGGCAAGACTTCCACCCTGAAACGGATAGTGTCCGGCAACCCCATTACGACGCGCCGGCTCTACGGGGAGACGTTCACCTTTCGGCCCCAGACCAAATTCTACTTCGGCAGCAACGACCTGCCGCGCATGGACGGGTTCGGGGACGCCGTGATGCGCCGGTTCCTGCTCGTGCCCTTCGAGCGGAAGATAAGCAGGGAGGAGAAGATACTGCGCCTCGCTTGGCGCATCGAGCGGAACGGCGAACTGCCGGCCATCGTCTTTCGGGCGCTCGAAGCCCTGAAAAATCTTAAGGAACGGAATTACGAATTCACCGAAACGGAGCAGAGCCGCGAGGCGATGGCGGAATTCGAGGCGTCAAGTTCCAGCGTGTCTGATTATTTGCGAAATTCATGGAAGCACGACTCCGACGGTAAGGTTTCCTGCATGGAGATCTATCGCCTTTATGCCCAATGGGCCAAAGACACGGGACATAGGGCCAAAGCATCCAACGGATTCGGGCGCATCGCCAAAAGCATCTTGGGGCCGTCGAAAACGATGCGCATCGGCGGTGTCCTGATGCGCGGTTATGAGGCGACGCCTTCAGGAGAGTCCCCGTCGGAACCCCAACCGCTGCCTGACCTATGATAGTGACTTTAATGCAGGGCGACTGTCTCGAATTAATGCCGACGTTGCCGGACCAGTCAATCGACATGGTCATGGCTGACGTGCCCTATGGCATTACCAATTGCAGATGGGATACGATAATACCTTTCGAGCCGATGTGGAAGGAAATCGAGAGATTGATCAAGCCGCATGGGGCAATAGTGATGACGGCCTGCCAGCCGTTTACCTCGATGTTGACGATGAGTAATTTACGGATGTTTCGGTACGATTTGGTATGGGACAAGAAGAATTGTTCCGGTTTTTTGAACAGCAAAAAGATGCCATTGAGGGCGCATGAGAACGTACTGGTCTTTTACAAGCACCTGCCAACATATAACCCGCAAAAGACTTTCGGGAACAAAAAGACTGGCATAAAGAAACACCCCGCTAGTAACTCCGAAAATTACAGGAAATTCTTACTCAAAGTTCCTTATGCAAATGACGGTTCAAGATTCCCCACTTCTGTCATCGG